GAAGTTTAGCCTTGTACCAAAAGACACAATCTTCAATCTTATTACTTCTTGATGTATTATCAAGTACAAGACATTCATAGTTTTCTGTACAAGAGTTCATAACCTGATTAAACATGTCAAATGTTGGAAATATTCCAAAAAAGTTTTTATAAATCTTTTCTCTATTTTGTAAAATATTTTCACGAAGTATAAATATATAATCAATATTTGCACGAAGATCGGGTGTCAAGTCCATACAGTATTGCATTGTCAACATGAAGAATATCTTCCAGTGCCTTCCGTTCATGAAACACTGTCTGATACATGTATCTTTCATAAACTTTTTATCATACATGCAATCATCAAGTAACATGAATGCACCACAGTTTTGTTTTCCCTGACTCACAAGAACTTTTTGGCGAGCAAGAACTCTTTCAATTGCATCCTTATCATAGTCTCCATATATAAACAAGTCTGGTACAAAGTTTTTATAGTGATGATTTCCATCCTCTGTAGCAGACATGACTATACCCGCTGGAAGGTGCTTCTTGTGATATAATATGTCCGTGACAAGAACAGACTTTCCAGTATTTCTTTTCCCTATAAAGACACAGATCTTGTCATCCGCCATTCCCTCTGGCTTGAACTTTCTCAACTGTAGTTTACCACTCATTACTAAACTTTACACCTATTTTAGTTCACTTACTTTTTCACAGTGGCGTAGCCACTCGACACTCTTTTCTTCAAGTGGCTACTTTTTCACAGTCTCCTCGATATCAAGTGACATGCATACAAATCTTGACAACACGAACAGATAATCACTCAATCTATTAATATAAACATGTGACGGACTCTTTGGTTCAATAACTGAAAGCATATCACGTTCTGCCCGACGACAAATGGCTCTACAAACGTGAATACTTGCACACAACTTATTCCCAGATGGAATCAAAAACTTTGTGAGTTTAGGTAACAGCGTATCAAGTCTATCAATCATATGTTCAATTACTTTGATACATTCAGGATTGAAAAATCGGTCTCCAGACCCTGGAGTTGCAACAGTTGATGATATATCCATGATATCCTGTTGAATCTCAGTAAGAGTAATTCCCATTGCAAACCATTCATAGTACAAAGGCGGTCCAGTGTATTCGGGCGGCATGATACACGCCTTGTCTCGGTAAACACCCGCGCCAGCCCCAGGTGCACTATAAATAGTTCCAGTTTTAACAGTTTCATCACTCCAAAGAGCCTTTGTCATTGCCATGTGAGCATTGAGTTCATCGAGACTCCCAAGCGCTACAAAGATTGGGGATGTTTTCGAGACTCGTTCGCCAGTGTAAAGGGAGCTGAGCCCACAGTCACCGGTTTTAGTATAAATCTTCATTTAATAATAAAAGGGTTTAAACTTTATCTTACTTACTAATAGTAATAATGTCAAGTGGACGAGTACAGCTCACGACAGTTGGTCTCCAAGATGAATATCTTTCAGGAACACCGGATGTTACATACTTTATAAAAAAGTTTAATAGACATACAAAATTTGCGCTTGAAATATTGAATGTAGCCTTTAATCAGAAAAATATAGATTTTGGAAGTTGGGTCAATGTCAATATACCTCGAAACGGACAACTTATAAGAACTATATATGTGAAACTTGTATTACCAGCTTTAACAGTTGGAGGATACACAAATGCAATTGGAAATGCCATTATTGAACACGCAGATTTAGTCATTGGAGGACAGACTATTGAACGTATCAATGGCGAGTATATGCAGATTTTTAATGAATCATTCATAAGTGATTCACAACAACCTTCTCTTACATATATGGTTGGAAATACAGGAAGTCTCAATGGTCTTGGCCCGGCTACTGCTTACACGCCAAACGTTCAAGAACCTGCATACGGCTTTTATCCAAGAACATTCATTGTCCCACTTCCATTTTATTTCATACGAAACGAAGCTTTATCAATTCCTTTGTGTGCACTGTCTCGTCAAGAGGTTGAGATCCGAATAAAGTTTAGACCACTTGAAGATGTAATTTCCGGTGGGTACTTTGAGAGCAATGTTGTTGCACCAACTTCAATCGATTGGTCGGTTCCACCTAATTATCCCACTGGTCCAGTGGCTAGATTAATTGTTGGTCCATCTGCATACGGTGATACTTTATCAAATGTAGTCTGGTTACCTTCAACTCAAATATTTGCATGTGTACCATTAAATTCAATTGGTAATAATTTATACTACTATGATTATAACTCGCAAACATTTGATTTTTTTTCAACTACTATTAGTGGTGTAACACTTGCGGGATACAACAATGGAATTTCACAGAATAATTCAGGTGTTACTATTGTAATTAATGATGGAAGTATATACCCAATTGGTTCACCTACTTATTATAGAGCAATAATATCATATAGTGGAATCGCTGGACTTTTTAGTGGTATTCCTGATAAATCTTCAAGCTTTCCTACAAATTATATAGCAATTGCATGCGACGGAACCAACTTTGTAGCAGTTGGAAGTCAAATAGGAATAGGTTATAATTGTACATATTTTAGTTCACCTTCATTTACTCCACGTAATTTAATTATTAGTATCACACCTAAAACAATTATGTGGTCACAGGGTCTAAATGCATATGTAATAGGTGACACGTCTGGTAACATGTATACATATAAAATAGGTGAGAGTACAATTGTTGCAATCCCTGGAGCAGTTGGTCCATATGCAGCTTGGTCTCAAACATATGGAACAATATATAACACTTTACCTATTGCATGTTCTTCTAATGTTATATCAACTACAACACAGTACTCTGTAGATGCAGGTATTACATGGATACCATCGGGGTTTTCAGCTGCATCAAGTATAGTTTATTCTCCCGGTGAAGATGATTTTTTTACTATTTTTCCAATAACTGCTGGTAGTATTAATTCATATATTACAGTAAGTGGTTCTGGTTCTGGGTATAATTCCAGTAGTTGTTATATTACTTTTGCACGACCATCTAGTGGTATCACAGCAACTGCAAATCTTATAATTTCGGGTGGTACTATTACAGGTGTAACTGTAACAAATCCAGGTAGTGGTTATATTGCACCACCTGTTATAACTCAAAAAGGACATGGTTCGGGTATAACACTTACTACTACACTTGGTTCCGGTATTAATATTGCAGTAATAAACGGTGGGAGTGGTTATACTAATGGAAGTTCTGTTATTATTCCTGCACCTCTTCTGGGGGTACAGGCAGTTGCAACTATTATTGTTTCAGGAGGTATTATTACAGGTGTAACTGTAACAAATCCAGGTAGTGGTTATAGTATTGCACCTACTTTAACTATTTCAGATAATGGTGGAACGTTGGGTAAACTTATTGCAACCATTGATCAGTATTACTCTATCGGAACACCCATTTATAATGGAGTCATACAGTACCCCAAAGAAATAGGTAATTTTCAAGCAAGTCTACCAGTTGAATATGTATTCTTGGCGGATGAAGAAGTTTCATATATCCAAAACGCCAAGATTGATTATGTCATTACCCAACTTCAGTTGGCTCAGACAGTTGTGCCCGCTGGTGCAACTTCTCTCAATGGATACAAGTTGTATCTTATCAATCCAGTCAAAGAACTTTTTTTTGTGATTCAAAGTTCAAACACTTTACAAACAAATGATTATTATAATTATATAAATACATCAACCGGTGGTAATCAACTTGTTAATCTTGAACTTCAATTCAATGGAGAAGATATAATATCACCAACAGTTGCAGATGCTTTGTATCTTGGTAAAGTTCAGTTTTTGAATAATCATACAAGGATGCCAAACTTGAGTATTTATAATTATAGTTTTGCAATTGACCCTGAAAACTATTTACCAACAGGTCAAGTGAATATGAGTCGTATCATGAATCAAAACATGTGGCTGAATCTAACACCTGATGTAAATGCAAGAGATGTTAGAGTATATGCAAAGGCTTATAACATATTGAGAGTTCAAAATGGTCTTGCGGGTGTTTTATTTATTGACAATGTGACATCTCTCAATGGTTAGATATAGATAACAGTGTCAGTAATAATAAACAA